TCCGATCTGGAGATTTTCACGAATCCGAAAAGCTGGGCGAAAAGCAATCCGACAATCGGAGTGATAAAGCGCTGGGACTATTTGGAAGAACAAGTTGACCTCGCAAAGAAAAGCAAGGCGGACAGAATCTTTGTATTGAGCAAGGATTTCAACATCAAACAAAACGGCGTTGAGAGCTGGCTGAACCTTGAAGATTATACATACGACGCGAAGTTTGACATTGAATCGTTTCGCGGCGGCTACTGTATCGGACACGTTGACCTCGCGGAAACGACGGATCTGTGCTGTGCGAAAATCATGCTATTAAAGCCGAACAGCGACGTGAAATATATTCACACGATGTATTTCATGCCGCAAGCGAAACTGGATCCCGAAAACGACGATCACAACGCTGGCGCGAAATATAAAGAGTGGGTGAAAGATGGTTATATCACTCTATGCGAAGGGAACGACGTTGACCTCACAATCGTAGCAGATTGGTTCTACAAGCTGTTGAAAGACTATGGAATCAAACTCTATAAATGCGGATACGATCAGCGGTTCGCGAAGGATTGGCTGAAACGTATGGAAGAATACGGCTGGACGAAACAATACGAAGACGTGGAAATGGTATTACAGAACGCGCAGACATTGAACAACGCGCTCCATCTTGCAGAACAGGACTTGCGCGCGCGCCTTGTAAACTACAATGAAAATCCCGTTGACAGATGGTGTTTCAAAAACAGTTGTTTGAAGATAAATGACTTGTGTCAAGCGCTTGTCGTAAAGGCAGACAACGCGCAGAAGATAGACGGTACGGTGACGCTCATATCGCTCTATGAAATGTATAGGCGTTATCGTAGCGATTTCAAGCGAATTTCGGGAGGTAAATAGAACAATGGGTATATTTGACCGGCTCTTTCATAAAGCGCCGAAATCGCCGCGATTAGCGCCGTCGCTGGAAGGTTTTCTTCCAGTATTCTCACAGTTCGGAACGAATATTTATGCGAGCGATGTGGTTCAACAGGCGCTGAAATGTATCGTTGACGAACTGAAAAAATTGAAGCCGGTTCACGTTCGTTACAAGAACAACGATCCGGCGCCGGTGATGGATAATGTGCAAGAAATTTTGAACAATCCGAATCCGCTAATGACTACGAGCGAGTTTTTGGAAAAGATTTCATGGCTCTTGCTGATGAATTATAACGCGTTTGTTATCCCGACATATTACACATGGCGCGATGAAAAAACAGGCGAAACGCGGCGCCGGTATGAATCTCTTTTTCCCATCATGCCGGAACAAGTCGATTTCATAGAGGACGCCAGCGGCAAGTTATTCGTGACGTTTTGGTTCATGAGCGGATACAAAACGACAATCCCTTATGACAACGTTATTCACATCAAGTGCAATTATTCCGTCAATCAGTACATGGGCGGAAATCAATTCGGACAGCCGGATCACTCGACACTCTTGCAGACGCTTGAATTGAATCAGACGTTGCTTGAAGGCGTTGGCAAGGCTATGAAGGCGTCATACGCCGTGAACGGTGTCGTTCAATACAATACAATCATGGACGACGGAACAATGCAGAAGGCGATTGACGAGCTGGAACGCAAGCTCCGAAACAATGAAAGCGGCATTTTGCCTATCGACCTAAAATCAGCTTTTACGCCGTTTGATAAGAAGGTGGCGCTGGTAGACGAGCCGACATTGAAATTTGTTGATGAAAAAATCTTGCGGCATTTCGGCGTTCCGCTTTGCATACTGACAGGCGATTATAACAAGGAACAGTACGAAGCGTTCTATCAGAAAACGCTTGAACCGCTGATAATCAGTATTTCACAGGCATTCACGAAAAAGATTTTCACAGACCGCGAGCGATCGTTCGGAAACCGTATTGAACTCTATCCGAAGGAACTCATATTCATGACCGTTTCACAGACGCTTGAAATGGTGAATATGCTGGCTCCGACTGGTGCAATGTACGAAAACGAAAAGCGCGTTGCGCTTGGATTGCCGCCACTTCCCGAACTGGAAGGGAAGCGGTTTATGTCGCTAAACTGGATCGACGCGAACAACGCCTCACAGTATCAAGTCGGGCGCGAGAACGTGGATATAGTAGACGAAACGAAGGAGGAAATGTAGATGGTTACATTGAACGGAAACGGCGCGGACTATCGCGGATTGCATGATGATGAGAAGCCGACAACGGCAGAAACGAACGCGCTTTTTTTAGAGATTGATACTGGCGATTTTTACGCATTTGACGGAACTCAGTGGGTAAAAGTCGGAGAATAGGAGGGCGTTAAAAATGAATTTATTCGACGTTCTTTTTGCAAAAAAACTTGCCGGTGGTTCTTCACCGTTTCCGCCAGTAATCAAGCGCGTGACAGGAAATCCCGTGGAGTTTACAGACGGCGCAGACGCACCGCTTGTAAAATGCGTGACGCAGATCACGGGATATCAGGAAGGAACCGGTACACCCTCACCCGATAATATCCGTCCGATCACTGCATATACGGAGGGGGAGATTGAGGTGAGGGGGAAGAACCTGTTTGACAAAAACGCAAATGATGTTGCTGTTGGGTATTATCTGGTTGCTTCAACGGGTGTTCTTTCCCCGTCTCAAAGTGGTTATAACACAAGTGGTTATATACCAGTAGAGCCGAATACGTATTATACAAAATCGGGTGCGAGTGTTTCGGCTGATGAATACTGTTTTTATGATTCTACAAAGACATTTATAAGTGGTCTTTCTCGTTCGGACATAACAGTATTGACTCCTAATAATACCGCTTATATGCGATTTGATTATAAAGCGAGTGAAACAGACAATATTCAAATTGAAAAGGGAGATACCTCCACCACCTACGAACCCTACACCTCCACCACCCACACCACCACCTACCCATCTGCTATATACCGAGGGAGTGAGGATGTGGTGAATGGTACGGAAACGCATGATATGGAGTGTGTTACCTTTAATGGGTCGGCAAGCGAAGATTGGCAAATGCAAACGCTTTCTCCGCAAGGTGTGAACTTTTATATCCTTTTGAATGGTGCAAAAGCGAATCAAGGTGCTAATCAAGGTCTAATTTCTAACATTGTTGTTGCGAATAATACATTATATGCCGTGAAAGATACCATGTTCATATCTGCGGCTAAATACTTAAATATGACAATCGGGGATACAATAGGTGTTTCAACTATTGCAGACTTCAAGACATGGTTGGCAACTCATAATTTGGAAGTCGCATATAAGGTAGAAAACCCCACAACCTCCTCCGTCACCCCCACCAACTTACCCATCAAATCTCTTAACGGCTACAACCACATAGAGAGCAGTACGGGAGATATGACGATTGATTATATTACCGATCAATATCAAAACTTTGTAGACACAACAGAGAGAGCGATCCCGAGCACGCGCAAGGGCGGATTAAAGGCGATGGACGTTTTCATGACGCTTGACAATCCGAGCGAAGAATCAAAGGAAACAGAAAACCCGATTGAAACAAAAGAAGAATCGGAGGGCAATAAAAAATGATCTTGAATAACTACTTCAATTTTATCGGGAATACGCCGCGATTTTCGGCGGACGTCGGAGGTACAAGCGCGTCGGCGGATATCGGGTTGATTGATACAAACGGCGATTCCGTATCATGGCAGTATAGCGGAGGCGGATCGCTTGACGCAAATCCGCGGATTGTAAATAACTTCGTCCAGTGGCGCGAAATCGGCGTTGCGCTTTCCGCTGATACAAGCGATCCGGCGGCGAGTGATTATTCCGTCACGGACGATATTACAAGCGATTTCACAGGCTTTTCCGTATCGGTAACAAGCGGCGCGGATACTGGCAAGGCGACGCTCACTGTTACAATCGGCGGCACTAATGCAAGCGGCGCGGCTGTTTCAATCGCGCAGATTTGTTTGACAAAAAAGGTTTACACCGACGCATATAATAACGCGTATAAAACCGTCCTTTTTGTGAAGCACAAACTGGACGTGCCGATTGAACTCGCCGCCGGTGAATCGTTCACAAAGACCTTCGCGTGGAATATTTCTTAGGAGGTGTGATTGAATGGGCGATAAAAAAGAGCTTGAAAGCCGCTCCTATATTTGCGAAGTACGGGCGGAAATGACAGATCGCGGCGCCGTGCTGGTCGGGCGTCCTATCGTTTACAATTCGCGCACAGACCTCGGATATTATGACGAGATCATCGAAGCCGGTGCGCTGGATAGAACCGACCTCACAGACGTGCGATTCCTTGTGAACCATGATCTTTCAAAAATACCGCTGGCGCGTTCGCGGCGTAACAATGGAAATTCAACTATGCAATTATCCATTGACGCGCAAGGACTTGCAATCCGCGTTTTGCTTGACGTTGAAAACAACGCAGAAGCGCGCGCATTGTATAGCGCGGTTGAACGCGGCGATATAACAGGAATGAGTTTCATGTTTATTGTGCGTGACGAGGAATGGGAAAACCTTGACAGTGACCACCCGACAAGGCACATCAAAGATATTTCGACGGTCGTAGAGGTGAGCGCGGTGACGTTCCCAGCATACGATTCGACAGAAATACAGGCGCGAAGCAAGAGTGCGCTGGACAGCGCGCGGAAGGAGCTGGAGAGTTCCCGACAGAGCCGCGCCGAAGCGCTGGACAGCGCGAATAACGAGTTAGAACTGGCAAAAGCAAAGTATCAGTTCAGATCACTTTTTACAGGAGGAAAAACGAAATGAGAAAGAAAATTCTCGAAAGACGGCTGGCTCGTTTGCTGGCAAAGAAGCAGACACTTGACACGCGTTGCGCGGCTTCCACCGACGCGGCAGAGGTTCGCTCGCTGACCGAGGAACTGACTGATGTAAACGCAGAGATTGAAGAAACTCGCGATGAACTTGCGAGCATTGAAGCAGAGGAGAAGGAAGCGCAGGAGGCGCGTTCAAACGTGCCGGCAGACGCACAGCTTGTCAATCCTATTGCAAGCGCTTCTTTTGTAGCGCCGAAGGTTGAAAACCGTGCTGATGAAGACTTCACTTCTTCGATGGAATATCGCCGCGCTTTCATGCGTTTTGTGCAGACCGAAGGACGCGAGATTCCGAAGGAGCTTCGTGCTGGTGACGCAATCAGCACAAAGGAAACACAGGTTGCGATCCCGTTCACCATCGTGAACAACGTTATCAATACGATCCGCAAGCGGTACGGAAACCTCTATTCACGCGTTAGAAAGATCTCCGTTCGCGGCGGCGTTGAATTCCCTATCGGAGCACTGGAGGCTTCTTTCAAGTGGATCAACGAAAGCACTGTATCTCCGCGTCAGAAAACCGCCGCGCTCGGCAAGGTTATGTTCGGTTATCATACCGCTGAAATCCGTATTGCACAGACCTTCCTTTCCCAGCTTTTGACGCTGGATAGTTTCGAGGCACGGCTGACCGAGATCATCGTTGTGGCATATCTGAAAGCTATGGACTACGGTATCGTGAACGGCTCCGGCGACGGCACTATGCTCGGAATCCTCAATGATCCGCGTGTTACAAACACAATCACGCTGACGGCGGCTGATATTGGCAACTGGGCGGCATGGCGAAAGAAGTTTTTTGCGAAACTTCCGCTCGGCTATCGCGACGGAGAGTTTATCTTGCCGTTGTCTACC